GCTAAGGGGTCAAGAGGAGGAGCAAGCGTATCAGTTCCTACACCACAAGCACCACAATTTAATGTAGTAGGTACATCAGGTACTAATCAGCTAGCAGAAACTATAGCAGGTAAGACTAATGAACCTATGAAAGCCTATGTAGTAGCAAGCGATGTAACAACTGCTCAGAGCCTAGANAGAAATATTGTATCAAGTGCTTCAATATAAAATACAAAATACAAACTAATATACGTTATATAGATATGAAAATAGTAGAACTTATTTTAGATGAGGAGCAAGAGTTAGCAGGAATAGAGGCTATCTCAGTAGTAGAGAGTCCTGCAATAGAGGAGGATTTTGTTGCTTTGAAAGCTGAGGAGATTAAACTTGCTGAGGTAAACAAAGAGAAGCGTATTCTAATGGGTGCTTTATTAATCCCTAACAAGCCTATATACAGACGTAATGGAGAGGATGAGTATTATATATACTTTTCTAAAGATACTGTCTTAAAAGCCTCTCAAAAGTATCTAATGGCAGGTAATCAGAACAACTCTACTATGGAGCATCAATACGAGTTACAAGGATTGTCATTAGTAGAATCTTGGATTATAGAGGATGAGGTACACGACAAGTCTAGAAAGTATGGTATGGATTTACCTATTGGTACTTGGATGGGAGCAGTCAAAGTAAATAATGATGATGTTTGGGATAACTATGTAAAGACTGGCAAGGTTAAAGGGTTCAGTATAGAAGGCTACTTTGCGGATAAGATGGAAAGACCTAAGGATTCTGTAGGTATGTCTAAGGAGGAGCAAGAGGCGTTAGAAAAGATAGAGCAATTAAAGGCTTTATTCAAAAAAAAAAGTTTGAACTAGAGTCATATAGTGATTATCCTAAGTCTGCTAGTAACAATGCAAAGAGAGCGTTAGACTGGGTAGAGAAAAATGGATGGGGGTCTTGTGGAGAGGCTACAGGTAAAGCTAGAGCCAATCAATTAGCAAAAGGCGAGCCAATAAGTAGAGATACTATAGCAAGAATGGCAAGTTTTAAAAGACACCAACAACACAAAGATGTACCTTATTCAGAAGGTTGTGGAGGTCTTATGTGGGATGCTTGGGGAGGAACATCAGGAGTAGAATGGGCAATTAATAAACTAAAAGAAATAGATGGTTAGAAACACCTCATACAAAGTACAAGTAGATGTAGATACAGATGTTATCAGGAATCAATATAATATTGAGGAGGGAGCATTTGTTACTACTGAGTCAGGGGTGTGGACTGTCTATAATGGAGAATGGGTTAAGTTATACCCTCAGTCAGGAGTTGGAACAGGATTAGGATGGGTAAGATATGATGATACACAATACACAGAATTAAATAAGTTAGAATTAGCAGACCAAGTTACTATACCAATGCCTAACAATGGAGGTAACATAGTAAGAAGTGAATCAGGATTAGATTACTATAACCCAATAACAGGAAAGGTAATATCTAATGCAGTAAACAATGTTTATGTAGTTACTGTAGTATTTAAGATGTCAGCACCTAACGCTAATCAAACACATATAGATTTTTCTATGAGCGGATATGGAGACTTACATAGAGTAGATATGGTTATGCCTTTTTATAAAGGTAATGACACACCTCAAAATGCACATTCTATGGTTCAATTCTATACAGACCAAGACTTTGTAGATAATGGTGCTAACTTTCAAATACAAGCACACGGTGGTACTGCCAAGATATGGGACATAATATACTTTATACAAAAAACACAAAGCTATGCTTAAAGATAAAACACCAAGCTATACAAGTCCCAAAGGAAGCAGCAGGGGATGTCTATGCAAAGATGAGAACACCTACTCTAGAAAGTGTTGTGATGGTTCTCTATGGGCACAAGGAATAGGAAACATATATCGTAAATCTTAAATAAATAAATAAAAATGAACACACAAAAAAATGTTAATCAAAGACTTGCTAAACTATATACTAAACAAGTTGAAGGAAAGCAAGAGTTATCCTCTGAAAAGGTAGAACTAGCTACTATTGCTCAAGTAAAAAAAGCTGCTAAGGCTTTTGACAAAGTATTTATATTTGATAAGGCAAAGGCTAAATATAATAGCATTATTAAGCAAAAAACTCAAATAGCTAAAGAACTTAATCAATTCGCTAAAGATTTTGAAACAGTAGGTGCACCTAATAACCTTATGATTATGGTTAATGATGTAATCCAACAAGGTAAAGAATTAGGAGTTGATATGACTAAAAACGCTGATGTAAAATACGCTATGATGCAATGGGATGCCTATAAGGACACTCAGAAAGAATTAGGTAAATTATCTGCAGAAGCTATCCAAGAAGCTAAAAAGCTATCTTAAAATGCAAAATTAATATTATTAATCGTTATATAAATATGAAAAACCCATTAGAGATGCTAAAAGAAATTAAAAGCGTTTTAGGGATTGAGTTATCTGAGGAGAAAGTAGAGCAATCTACCGAAACAAAGTTAGCACAAATGACCCTAGANAATGGTACTATCATTGAAGCAGAAGANTTCGCTCCTGAATTTGAAGTGTTTATCGTAACTGAGGAGGATAAAATTGCCTTACCAGTTGGAGANTATACTTTAGAGGATGGAATGGTTCTTATTGTAGAGTCTGANGGTATCATCAAAGAGATTAAAGAAGCTACTGCTGAGGAAGAAGTGGTAGAAGAAGAAGTAGAAGCAGCAGAGGAAGAAATGNCTTATGCTACTAAAGANGAATTATCTGAGGTTAAAGCAATGATTGAAGAAATCAAAGCTATGATTAAAGATAAGGAAGAAATGGCTGCCGTAGAGGAGCAAGTAAAAGAGGAACTATCCTCACAACCTGCTGCTGCACCATTAAAGCACAATCCTGAGGCTAACGTACAAACCAAGAAAATGGTATTTGGTAACAACAGACCACAGTCTATTCAGGACAGAGTATTTGCAAGAATATCTAACATTCAAAAATAAAATAAACTAAATAAAAATGGCTACAACAACCGACATTACAACTACATACGCNGGCAGTTTTGCAAATGAATATATTGCTGCTGCGTTATTATCAGGTGCTACCTTAAACAATGGTGGTATCACAGTTAAACCAAACGTAAAGTACAAAGAAGTAATCAANAAAGTTGCTACTGATTCTAACGTAATCAAAGACGCATCTTGTGATTTTACAGATACTGCTACTGTTACTTTAACTGAAAGAATCTTACAACCTGAGGAGTTCCAAGTGAATCTTGAGTTATGTAAAAAAGACTTCCGTTCTGACTGGGAGGCTGCACAAATGGGAATGTCTACATTTGACAACTTACCTCCTGCTTTCTCTGANTTCTTAGTNGCACACGTTGCAGGATTAGTTGCTGAGAAAACTGAAAACACTATNTGGAAAGGTGCTACTGCTAACGCAGGAGAGTTTGACGGATTAGTAACTAAAATGACTGCTGATTCTGACGTAATTGATGTAGTAGGAACTTCTGTAACTGCTGCTAACGTAATTGACGAGTTAGGGAAAGTAGTAGACGCTATTCCATCTGCTTTATACGGAAAAGAGGACTTATACTTATATGTATCTCAAAACGTAGCTAGAGCCTATGTAAGAGCATTAGGAGGATTCGCTGCTGCAGGATTAGGAGCAAATGGTGTAAACGCTGAGGGAACTCAATGGTGGAACAACGGTGCATTATCTTTTGATGGTGTGAAAATCTTTGTTGCTAATGGATTAGCTGATAACTACATCGTAGCTGCTGAAAAATCTAACTTATTCTTTGGTACTGGTTTATTATCTGACCACAACGAGGTTAAAGTATTAGATATGGGAGACTTAGATGGTTCTCAGAATGTAAGAGTAATTATGAGATTTACTTCAGGTGTTGAGTACGGTATCGGTTCTGATATTGTTCTTTATACTCCTGCATAATCATAAATAACTAAATAAATAGAAGGGGTAGGTAAGTCCATATAAGACCTGCCTGCCCTTTTTTTATTAATCTAAAAAAACTTAAAACATATGTCTTGTTCAATTACAAACGGTAGGTCATTACCTTGTAAGAGTGCAGTAGGTGGTCTTAAAAACATCTACTTCTCTAACTATGATGCTACCAATATTGCTGATTTGACTCCATCTGCAGGAGAGATTACTTTCAATGGTTCTGAGGAGTTCTATCAATATGAAATCAAAGGAAACTCTAGTTTAGAGACTGCTATTAACTCATCTAGAGAAAATGGCACTACTTTCTATGAGTCTACTCTTAATGCTACTTTTACTTTCTTAGACAAAGCAACACAAGAAGAAATCAAATTATTAGCTGCAGGGAGACCTCAGATAGTAATAGAGGACTACAATGGTAACTTTTTCTTAGTAGGTAAAGACCACGGTGCTGAGGTAACTGGTGGTAGTATCGCTACAGGTGCTGCTATGGGAGACTTATCAGGATTCACATTAACGCTTTCTGCTCAGGAAACTGCTCCACCATTCTTTTGTGCTGCTGCTCCTGCTTTAGCTACTTATACTGCTATTGACCCAACTGCGTAACTAAAATCTAGTTACAATATTTAAGACCCTGCCTTATGGTGGGGTTTTTTTTGTTATCTAATACAAAAAGCAATAAATAATACGTTATATATATATGAAACACTTAACGACAAGTACAGATGACCAAACTATCTTGTTTATTCCTAGAGAATATGCAATTAGTGGTACTCTGATACTAAGAGATGATAGCACCAACACAGAGACTAGTGAGGTGGTAGATTTGGGTAAGTCAGGAGAGTATATGAGTCTTACACACTCCTTTGAGTTAAAAGAGGGTAGATTCTATGATATGAAAGTTTTGGTTTCAGGTAACGTGATATATAAAGACAAGATATTCTGTACAGACCAAGATATAGACCAAGATACAAATGACTACTACTCAGTAAACAAAAACGTTTACATTTCTGAGGACACCTATGATAATGATTACATTATAATATGAAAAGAGCAAACAATATAGTTAAGGCTATAAATAAAAATGTACATAATAACGTACATAATAGGAAGCAAGAGGTAAGCATAGTTAATCTAAGTACTTACACTTCTCCTAAAGTATCTGAGGTAAGAGGTAAGGACTATGTATCGTATGGTGCTGATAATAACTACTATCAGTTTCTTATAGACAGATACAATGGTTCTCCTACCAATAATGCTATTATCAATGGTATCTCAGAGATGATTTATGGAGAAAGCCTGACCAATATGCACAAATGAAAACCTTATTTACTAAGGATTGTACTAGAAAGCTAGTGTATGACCTTAAATTAATGGG